CCGATTACCCAGCGATATAATATCGCCCGGCACGATCCCCTGTGCAGCCACGCCCGAGGTCCAGGCATGATTGCGAACAGCGGCGGCGTTCGTGTCGTTGTAATCGTTGAATCCCCAGCGTGAATAAGATGCCCGCCCACCATCGGAATATTGGACCCGATAGACCTTGTACCAGTCGTCCCCCTCCAGAATGCGCGGGTCCACATTCGGATGCCAGCGCAACAGACTGTTGGTAACATTCCATGCGAAGGGATGACTGCGGCCGAGTTCATTTTGCCAGTCTGCATCGCGGTAGGTCGTGAGCGGCGTCAGCAATCCAAACAGTTGGTCCAGAATCTGATCGTAGGCGGAAGTAGAGGGATGGAATCCATCGGCGTTGAGCAGGGGCACGTTGGCCTTGGTGGCGTAGGCAATATTGGGATAAAGCCCTGCCATCGAGTCCCACACCAGCACATCCGGCCAGGTATTGCGCAGTGCCCGATAAGCGGTTTGATACCGGGTCATGCAGTTCTGCGCGGTGGCATCGTTCAGGAATAGCGCCGAGACGTCCGTGCTGTGAGCATTGGGCATGCGCAGAATGATGCAGGCTTTTGGCACTGCGGCCCGAATCGCATTCACCGCCGTGGTGAGGTCCGCCTGCAACTGCGCAGCGGTATAACTCGTTCCCACGCGGCAATCGTTGATACCCCAGCAGAGAATATAGAGATCGGCCTTCAGCGCGATGATGGCGTTTAGATTTGAGTAGGTATCGACCGTGTAAAAACCAGCCGAGGGATCGTTATCTCGATGCGTTTCAGTAAACGCATTCGCCAGAAAGTTCGCTAACTGCCCACCATTCTCTCCTCGGGCATAGACCAAGACATCCCGCATTGCCGGATATTTGATCTGCGCGCGTCCATAACGGCCGTCGCGAAAAATGCGATCGGTCATATTCCCGAACGCATTCTGAAAATTCCAGGTGGTGGAATCACCGCTTAGTACGACCGATTTGCCGGCGATGCCGCCGTCGAACCATTCCGCTAGTTTTCGTGTATCTGATAACGCCCCAACAGGACGATAAAGCCCGTTATAGAGTCCAAGCTTTGCCGCGATCTGCCTATCTTCTTTAAGCCTGGATATAATGCCCATGCATCAAGCACCCAATGTATAGGTTAAAGCCGCAACGGTTGCAAGATTTGTTGCCGGTTGATCGAAACCACCAGTACCCGCATAGATCGTTTTTCCGATGGCGTCTTCTACACGAGCCACGCGCCAGACTGGCGCGGATAGTGCAGCAGCGGGGCCCGGCGCCGCTTCACAATAATAAGTGAAACCGCCGTCGGAATATGGCTGCATGTTTAGAGCGGCATCACTGACGTACTGCCCCGCGAATTTACTGTAATTCGGCATATAAAAACCTCATTGGGTTAATAGTGTCCCACTTTTTCTGACAAAACAATATCAGTCAATCACGACTAGCATAAGTTACCGGTACCATGATCCATCGCTTGCAACGGCAAAGCGCCTCGGCGCCGCCATGCGGCAGCAGGCGCAGCACGCGCGACTTGATGACGATGCCGTCGAACACTTTGTGCCCGCAGGCGCATTTCACCGGCGGGCGGAATGCTTCAGTCGCCGATGGTGAGGCTGTCGATATCGATGCCCTTGCGTTCATAGCGTTGTTTCAGAATGTTCCATGGGGTGGCGATCTCGTTTTCCGTGAGGATATCCTGGACCAGGGCGGCGCGTTTCCTCCGTCCGCCGAGCACGTCCTCCTGCGTCTGCGCCGGCTGCTCTTTTATCCAGGTGATGCGGTCCTGCCTGCCGGCGCGGTCCTCGGCGGTCACCTCGTCGGCGAATACCGCCACCTCGAAGCTCAAGGTGTTCGGATGCGCCGGCCACGGGCTTTTCCCCTGGGGATAGACTCCGGGGCCGAGCCCGTAGCGATTAACGCTGGCATGCAGGTCGCAGATATCCGTACGCGGGTGGCTCGGACTCAGCAGGAATCGGGTCCCGATCACCCCCTCGGTCTCGAAGGCGGACGCCTGATAAGTCTCGCCGTGCGCCCGGTTAATCTCGGTGCGGAAAACGCGCAGCGCACTGGCGCGGGCGCTGGTCTCCTCCTGCAGCAGGGCGCGGCCGGCCTCGCGGGCCACGGCATCGGCATGGGAAAGTTTGAGCTTGGCGGCGATATCCGCCGGCACCGGCTCGCCACGGCTCAGGAACTCGGTGGTGGCCTGGCTGGCGGAATGTCCCTGGATGATCGCGCTCTGGATGGCCTCGCCGACCTGCTCGCGGGCGGCGCGGTCCAGACGCCAGAGACGGTCGGAGAGTTGCAGTCCGTCCTCGGCGACGAAGGTGCGCACGAAGCGCAGCGCCTCGTCAGCCACCCGTGTCAGGCTCACGGAGGCGGCTGCGAAGGGGGCCGCGCCGATCCGTGCCGCCTCGTTCAGCCCACTATTCAGCAGGTTATTGCGTGTCCCAGAGAGTTGCGCCAGGCGCTCGTTCACCTGCGCGAGCAGGTCCTGCATCACCTCCAGACGCAGGCTGCCATCGGTGCCGGCATAGCCGCGGATCGCCGTCTCCAGGCTCGCCGCGGCGCGGCGATAGAGCCGGTCGACTTCATCGAGCGTTCTGCGGTCAAGGCTCGTCAGCTCGCGCTGCCCCTGCGCGGAGGCGCGTTTGATCGTCGCCTTGACGGCAGTGCGGCGGTTCTCGGCAAGGGCGAGCGCCATCAACTCCGCGTCGCCACCGTCGTGGCGCTCTCACCCTTACGCTGGTTGCCTGGTGTCACGCTGACGCGCGGGGCGGCCGGGGTGACGCTATCGGTACCCTCCGGGTAGGGATCGAGATCGAGCGCGTCGATTTCCTTGCGCTTCTTGACCTCGGCGACATCGAGCCCGGCCGTCTCCCAGTAGATCGACGGCGGCGCGCCCAACGCCTGCTGCTTGAGGGCGCGGTCAGTGCGCTGGTTGGCGGTCTCGGTCAGGCGCTCGGCGAACTCGATGCGATAGTCCTCATTTTCCGGATTGATGCCGGCAAGCAGCAGATCCAGCCTGAACCCCTCCGCATAGACGGAGGCCAACGTATCCTGCAGCGCATCGATCTCGTCGAAATAATCCTGCTTCAAGTCCTCCAGAATGTCGCGCGCCAGATCCCCTCCATAACCAAACAATCCCTTCGGGGCGGGCGAGCCGGCGAAGAAAGTATCGAGCAGGTGGGAGATGTCGGCGATCTGGTCGAGGTTGGCATCGCCCTGGATGGCGCTCACGCCGCCCTTGCGGTTGCTGAAGAAGTCCGTGGTGATCTCGGATTTCTGATTGTTGGTTTTCTGTTCATACGCCTCCAACTGTTCCGACGTTGCCCCCTCCAGGATATGCGAGAGCCGCAGCGGGGCGCGCATGCGCCGGCGGATCACCAGGTCCTCGTCGGTCATCATCAGCTTCTTCCAGACGGTGCGGCTGGCATCCAGATAGGGGCGCCCGAGACTGCCCATATCGTCGTAATTGTCCGGCGTCAGCCGCTCCAGGGTGAGTTGCCAGAGCGGGAAGGCATGCACCAGCCGGCCGGTCTGCAGGTCGTATTGTTCATACGCCTGCATCGGATCCTCGAAACGCCCGTTGTAGCCGACTTTCGGCAACAGGGTCTCCGCCGGCATGCGCACCCCGGCCACGACGCGGCGATTCTGATCCAGCACCCATTGCATGGGCAGATTCCCCTCCATCACCAGGCCGCGGGCGTCAGATTCGAGCTTCGCCGGCCGGTAGATCTGCAAGCGGCGCTGGAATTCATCCCAGGCGCGGCTGATCCTCTTGGAGGGGGTGCCGCATAACTGCAGGCCGCTCTTGACGGCGGTGCGCGCCATGCGTCCATGGATCTTCTTGACTCGGCCGTCGACCCGGTCCATGTCGCGTATATCGAGGATCGCCGCGCGCAGCTCTGGATCCACCCACATGCGCCGGTAGAGGTATTTAACCGCATTCTCTGGCGTCGGGCGCAGGCCGCGTTCGGTCGTGTTCGGGATGTCCTCGCCGGGCAGCGCCATGTCCGGGGGGATGCGCTGCAGGCCGAACCGTCCCAGCAGGTTTTCGATGACGCTCATAATTTTATCCTTGCTCGATACCGTACGGTATCACGAGGCAGATCATAGTCACGCCGCGTTCCCCAGCAACTGCTCGCGGGTCGTGGTGCGCGTCAGCATGGCGGTTGGCGCCAGCGTGGCGCCGCGGATCGCCAGCGCCCAGACCGAAGCCATGGCGGCGTCGAACAGGTCGTCGCCGACCAGCTTGCGCACCATCTTGTAGCTCGAATAGCTCGTCTTGGTCGGCACCGGGCGGATATTGGTCAACTGGCGCAGCAGCAGGCGCAGGTCGGCGGTGTCGGCGTCCGTCGGATCGAGATCGTCGATGTAGGGGATGGCGGCGTGTCCGTTGTTGAACACCGAGCGCAGCGCGGCGGCCATCTGGTGTTTCGTCATGCCCTCGAAGCGCAGCGGCGAGAAGGCCCATTCCGGCCAGGTGCTGGCGGTGCTGTCGCCATCGCCGATGGCGCGCCGGTCGATCGGTGACAGCCCCTCGTTGAACAGATCATCGTTGAGTTGGGTCAGCATGCCGACGCCATAGGCGTCGCCGATGGCGGCGTCCGGGTTGAAATAGCGCCAGAACGCCTTGACGTCGTTTTTGACGATCATCTCGTCGGTCCCAGGCGCCCAGATCTTGGCGAACGGGAAACACAGGAAATTACCGATCTGCTCGGTGACCACCAGGGCATATTTCGAGGATTGCGGTTCCTCGCCGTGGCCGGAGTGGTCATAGCCGAAACTGATCAGGCCGCGCTTCTTGTAGCGATCGCCGGGGAGCGGCTGCGCCTGTTCCAGCCTGGCGGCGAGTCCGGTCTGCAACGCCTTGCGCACCCAGGATTCCCAGATCAGGTTGCGCGAGGAGACGTTGACGCAGAGCAGTTGGCGGATGTACTCATCCGCCGAGAGCTGATCGCGCATATCCAGCATGAACGACTCATGGATGATGCCCATCTCCATGCCGAGATAGGCGTCGACCGTCGGCAGGATGTGGTACTTGCCGCTGTCGATCATGTCGGTCAGCGCGTCCGCGCCCTTGAACACGCCGGTGATGCGCACCTGCGGCTCGGTGCGCGCGTTCTGTTTGGCGGCGAGCCGCTGGGTGGCGCCCAGCATCAGCAGGAAGCGCGAGAACAACCGGTCGTGAGGCATGTCGTCCACCTCCTCGAGGGAGGCGGTGGTGAGCGTGTCGCCGTCGATCTGCGCCATGATGCCGTAGGTGTCGGCGCGCGAGCGGTTGGCGAACTGGTAATAAGTGTCGCCGATCTGGCGGCGGCCGTTCTTGTAGTTCAGGAACGCCTTCAGGATGGGCGAGCGGCGGATCGCGTCCAGGTGATAGTTCAGGTTGTTGATCGCCTGCGTCTCGCGCGGGGCGACGATGCCGAGCGCCTGGTCAGAGTGGCGGGCATTGTGCTCCAGGAAATACAACTCTTTGGCCGAGGTCTTGCGGGTGCGCCGGCAGGAGAAATCGATGGTCTGCGTGTGGCGGTCCATCTCCGTCATCTTGAGAACCTGCACCGGATCCAGATCGACATCATGGACGTGTTTGTGCCAGGTGGCATGGTCGCCGGCGTGGCGCTGGATCTCGACCTCGGCCAGGTTGCGGAGCCGGATGCGCGCGGCGACCGATTGCCGCTCAGCCATGTTCGGCCTCGCCGTGCTCGATCAACACTGGGTCATGCCCGCGGCGCTCGCGGCTGCGCTCAATCATGGCGGAGAGGTTCTCCAGCGCGGCCGTCTGGCGCTGCTGGTGCTCGATCGATGCCTGTTTCTCGGGCTCGTGCTGGTCCATGAAACCCTCCAGCGCGTCCGCTTCATCCTGCGAGCGCGGCGTCATCTCCAGATCGTGGAGCGTCATGGCGTTCTTGCTGATGTATAGCATCAGCATAGCGAGCAAGGGATGCGCTTCGAGCTTGTGCAGTTGAACTTCTTGGCCGGTATCGGCATCGATGAATTTGGCCAGGTGGAATTCGCCATCCTTGTCGTAATACCACTCCGGGGTCTTCAGGCGCGGGCCGCCGTCCTGGGCGATGGTCAGCAGCATGTCGTCGATCAGCCCCTGGATCCCCGCCTGAGTGTCCGAGCGAAGCTGTACCAGCAGCCGCGGGTCACGGGTATCGAAGGCCACCTGGTGGCGCAGATACAACTCCGTGCGCTTCAGGCAAGCCCGCTGCGGCACGCAGGCGCGGGTTTCCAGATGTTCGCACCCCTCGCATTGCGGATACCTCCCAGGTTTCGCCGGGAAGAAATTTGCGACCCGGGCGAACAACCCGTGCTTCATGCCGTTGAAGCGTGTGAGCAGGGCCTCTTCCGGTGTCGGATGCCCCTTCAGGTTGGCCGCCGAAGCTGCCTTCCCCTCGGGGGTTTTCGGGCCGGTCGCATTCGGCCAGGCCGCCAGCAGGCTTATCTCCCAGGCCGCCTGTCCGGCCTCGGCGGTGCATTCCGGGCACCGCGCAAAATAGGCGAACGGATGATGCTCCCGCTCCGGCGCCGGCGCGGACCGGTCCGGACGCGCCCGAAACTTCGCGCCGCAACCCTTGGCGCGACAGTGGAAGTTCACATCGAGGAGAGGATCAGAGAGATTCGCGCGCTTTTGTCCCATTGTGGCGATGGGATGTCAAAAAGCGTGACAATTCAATATAA